GACAGCACCAGCGAAACGGACGTGCGCCGCCTGATGAACGGCGAACGCGCGATCCTGTTCGCGACCGATCCGCCATACCTTGTGGATTACGACGGCTCGAACCACCCGACACGCAACAAGGACTGGTCGGCATCATACGGCACGACCTGGGACGACAGTTCGCAGGGGGCCGAACTTTACGACGGCTTCATTGCAGCCGCTGTGGCGGAAGCGATCGCGGAGAATGCCGCCTGGTATTGCTGGCACGCCTCGCGACGCCAGGCGATGCTGGAAGCGTGCTGGGAGAAGGCCGGAGCCTTCGTCCATCAGCAGATCATCTGGGTGAAGGATCGCGGGGTGCTGACCCGCTCCCACTATCTCTGGAAACACGAGCCCTGCTTCATGGGCTGGCGGCGTCCGAACCGTCCGCCGAAGGTGGCGGAGGAAACCCTGCCCTCGACATGGGCGCTACCCAGCTTCGCGAAGGACAACCGGCCCGACCATCCGACGCCGAAGCCGCTCGACGCGTTCGGGATCCCGATGCGCCAGCATGTGGCGCGGGGCGGGCTTTGCTACGAGCCGTTCTGTGGTTCAGGTTCGCAGATCATGGCGGGTGAAGCGAATGGCCGCCGCGTCTTTGCGATGGAAATCAGCCCGGCCTACATCGACGTCGCCGTCGAGCGCTGGCAGTTGGACACGGGGCGAGAGGCGATCCTCGATGGTAACGGCCGGACTTTTGCGCAGGTGAGAACCGAGCGGCTGGGCGACAACGCCGGAGCCACTGCAAATGCCCCGGCCGACATGCCGGACACGAACGCCGATCCCGAACCGACCCGCAAACGCAAATCCGCAGCCTGAGATATGCATGACTTGGCTTTACATCCCTCCGGACGAGCTTCCGGAACGGCAGACGCATGCCTCTTCGGCCTCTCGCTGTGCTCCGGCGCAGGCGGGCTCGACCTCGGGCTCACCATCGCCATCCCCGGATATCGTGCTGTGGGCCATGTCGAGCGGGAAACCTTTGCCGCAGCCACTCTCGTGGCGCGGATGGAAGACGCGTCCCTGGATCAGGCTGTTGTCTGGGACGACGTGGGAACCTTCGACGGCCGCCCGTGGCGCGGCGCGGTGGACATCGTCACTGCGGGTTATCCGTGCCAGCCGTTCTCTGTCGCAGGCAAGCGCCGGGGTGCCGACGATCCGCGCCACCTCTGGCCGCATGTCGCCCGCATCATCGGTGAGGTCGAACCACCCTATGTGTTCCTCGAGAATGTCGCCCATCATCTCCGCCTCGGTTTCCCCGAAGTTGCCAGCGGACTGGTCGGCATGGGCTACCGCCTTGCGGCAGGCCTCTTCACGGCGGCGGAAGTCGGTGCGCCCCATAAACGCGAGCGGCTCTTCATCCTCGCTATCCGCGAAGGGGACGAACTGGCCGACCCCGCGCGCCTGCTCTGGAACCCGGTCGAGTGGCGGCAACCGGACGGAACTGCTGCGGCTCTGGCCGACACCGAGGGCCAGCGCCAACGAGAACCGGCAGACGAAGCCGACGCCATCGCAGGAAGCGGGTCAGCACGGGATGAACCTGGCGACCACGGCCGCGATGTGGCCGACGCCGCAGATCGACAGTTTCCGCAGCCGGGGCGGCGACCGGCGCGACGAGAAGGGTCTGGACCGCATGGCGCGGGACTGGCCGACGCCGATGGCGAACGACGGCTGCAAGCCGAGCGCGGGCAACCGGCGGACGGCGGACCTGACCCATGCGGCGGGGATGTGGATGACGCCGACGGCGCGGGATCACAAGGACGGGGCGACGAGCTTGGCGAACACCCCGGTGAACGGCCTGCTTGGCCGCCAGGTCCTGGTGACGCCGATGGCTGGGAGCGATACCTCCGAGACGCGCCGGACCTTGAACCCGCTGTTCGTCGAGGCGCTGATGGGCTGGCCCACCGGGTGGACCGGCTTCGCCTCTGTGGCAACGGCGTGGTCCCGCTGGTTGCGGCGCATGCGCTGCGAACTCTGGCAGTTGAACTGCTGGCCGATGGATGAGGCGGTGGCATGAAACAGTCGCGCGTCATGTCGCTTGTCGAGTCCGTCGCCAACGTGATCGTCGGCTATGGCGTCGCGGTCGTGACGCAGATCCTGATCTTCCCAGTCTTCGGGCTGCACACGACGCTGGTGCAGAACCTCAAGATGGGCGCGGTGTTCACGGTGGTAAGCATCGTTCGGTCCTTCGCCTTGCGGCGGTTGTTCGAGGCGATCCGGATGCGGTAACGGCCGGCGGCTATGAGGACGGAGCGGACACTCACTGAGGGTTCAGCGGCGGTTCTTGGGAGGCGGCCCATTCGAAGGCACGTTGCCGTTCTGAGAAATAGAAATCTTTTATGGACATGCCCGACGGCACGCGAATTCCGGTATCGTCCAGCCCTTTCTGGAACCCTGCAAGAATACTATCCGTCACTCCCTGCGTTGTCTCAATCAACGCAGTGATAGCTGGCAGGTCGTGGGTGTGGGCATAGTCGACGATTTGGGAAAGTGGGATCTTCCGGGCCATGTGTTGGTGCCAAACGTCGCCGGGCTTCAGGACACCGCCAGCTTCGGCCAACTGCCGATAGTTAACCGGACGCTCGTCATGCGCCGCCTGCAACAAGAATTCGATGCCGGCCTTGAAGTTGAACACGTTGTTGCGTCGACCTTGTTCTTCGATAGCCGCTATGGCCAGCGGGGCGTCGAGCTTCCCGGCCCGGCGGTGATTCTCGATCAGATTCTGAATTTGTTTGTCTGTTTTCGCGCTCATATCCATGACATCGCACTCTCTGCGGGAAGAAGGCTCTTGTCCATCGGGCCACAGCAGAAACGCCTCGGAAGAGCCGAAACAGATGCCACCGCCTGCGTATGCACTTCTTCCCTACGCCTCCGTGCGGACGGAGTTTGTCCGATGCCTCGATCCGATCCCTAAAGGGGCCAAAGTCCGAAAAAGGCTCTTCGCATCGATTTCGTCCGTTCTCGGGGATGATCGACCGCCGCCCCGGCGGGACGGCGGCCATCAACTTGTCGGGGTCCGGTGCGTCAGGCGGTAGGGAGTTTGTACACCCTTCCGCGCCCTTCGACCTTCTCCGAGGTCACCTCGAGCCCGAGCTTCTTCTTCAGCGCCCCGGCCATCGCGCCGCGCACCGTGTGCGACTGCCAGTTCGCGGCGGCCATAATCTCCTCGATAGTCGCGCCGTCCGGCGCGCGGAGCATTGCGATCAGTTGGGCCTGCTTGGTGCCCTCGCGCGGCGTGCGCGTCTTGGCCTCGGCGGGGGTGTCAGGCGCGGGATCCTCGGTCGGCGCGTCCGTCGCGTCCGCAGGCGTGGCGTCCGCGTCCGCGTCCTCGGGCTCGATGCCGATGGCGGCGAGCCCTGCATCGGTGGCGACCAGCGTGACGCCGTGGCCGTCGCCGGTTTCGCGCCAGACGGGCTCGCCCTTGCGCATGTCGGTGTCGACTTCTTCGACGAAGCCCTTGGCGAGCATCGCGCCGACCACCTTGGCGGCGGCGCCGCCGCGCAGGCTCTCGGGCAGCGGCAGGGCAATGTGCTCGGGTCGCTCGGCGGCGGCGCTCAGGATCAGGGCTTGGGTGTCGGAAAGCTTGGTCATCGTCGTCTCCCGTATCGGGGCGCGCGGAATGCGCGCCCTTCTACGAGGTCGAGCCCGCCAGTCGGCGGGCAGGACCGGGAGCGGGTCGTCTCACTCGGCGTGTTCTCCTTCGTTGAAGGCCATGTCAGTGATCTCGCGCAGCTTGGCGCGGTAGTGGTTCAGGGTGCCGACATGGCCCCAGTTGATCTCGTCGGGGCTGGTCTCGAAATGGTCCGCGCTGAGGGCGGCGAGTCGCTCCAGCATCGCGTCGATCTCGAACTTGGCGGCGAGGAAGGCGTCGAGGGCTTTCGTGTTGTCGGTCTCGTTGCGGGTCATCTTGGTGGCTCCTTGATCGAGTTGCATCGCTTCGTTGAAGTGACGTTCGCTCCGGTCGCGACGCTTATCAACTCGATAAGCACATGATCTTGAATGATAATCGGAGCTGAGAATGCAGGGCATGAGCGAGCGCCAGTACGCCGCGCATGTCGGGCTGTCGCGGGGTGCGATCCAGAAAGCGAAGACGGCCGAGCGGCTGGTCCTCTATCCCGACGGCAGCATCAACGCGGCCGCCAGCGACGCCCGGCGCGCGGATACCACAGACCCGTCGAAGACCCGCAAACCGCCCGCGCCGAAGCTGAAGCCCGTCCCCGAGGCGGCGGTGGCCGCTGTCGGCGACACGCTGCGCGAACAGGGGATGGCGGTTCCGGCGGTGGGCGGCGGCACGACCTTCCTGCAGGCGAAGACGGCCAACGAGGTGCTGAAGGCGCAGGAGCGGCGCATCCGGCTTCAGAAGCTGAAGGGGGAGTTGATCGAGCGGGCCCGGGCGCTGGCGCTGGTCTTTCGGCTGGCGCGCGAGGAACGGGACACATGGGTGAACTGGCCCGCGCGCGCGGCGGCGCTGATGGCGGCAGAGATCTCGGCCTCATGCAGCGAGGCGACCGGTCAGCAGATCACCGTGGAGCCAGCCGCGATGCAGAAGGTGCTGGAAAGACATGTACGCGCCCACCTCGACGATCTCGCCGAGGTCCGGCCCGACTTCCGATGAGAGCGGCGATGGCCTGACGGACTTCGACGGCGCGGGCGAGATCCTGCGCGCGTGGGGCAACGGGCTGCGGCCCGACCCGGACCTGACCGTCTCGGAATGGGCGGACCGGCACCGGATGCTCTCGGGCCGCGCCTCGGCCGAGCCGGGGCGGTATCGCACCGTGCGCACGCCCTACATGCGCGAGATCATGGACCGCCTGTCGCCCGGCGATCCCACGCAGCGTGTGGTGTTCATGAAGGCGGCGCAGGTAGGCGCGACCGAGGCCGGCAACAACTGGATCGGGTTTGCGATCCACCAGGCGCCGGGCCCGATGCTCGCGGTCCAGCCGACGGTGGAACTCGCCAAGCGCAACTCGCGGCAGCGGATCGACCCGCTGATCGACGAGAGCCCGGAGTTGCGCGAGCGGGTGAAGCCCGCCCGGTCGCGCGACGCCGGCAACACGATGCTGTCGAAGGAGTTCGCGGGCGGCATCCTGATCATGACGGGGGCGAACTCGGCGGTCGGGCTGCGCTCGACCCCGGCGCGGTACATCTTCCTCGACGAGGTCGATGCCTATCCGGCCTCGGCTGACGAGGAAGGCGATCCGGTGACGCTGGCCGAGGCCCGGTCGCTGACCTTCGCTCACCGGCGCAAGGTGCTGCTGGTCTCGACGCCCACTATCCGGGGGCTGTCGCGCATCGAGCGGGAGTTCGAGGCGTCCGACCAGCGTCGGTACTTCGTGCCGTGCCCGCATTGCGGTCACGCACAATGGCTGAAGTTCGACCGGCTGCGCTGGCAGAAGGGCCGCCCGGAAACGGCAGAATATCACTGCGAGGGCTGCGACGCGGCAATCGCGGAACACCACAAGACGGCGATGCTGGAGGGCGGCGAATGGCGGTCGACCGCCGTCGCCGCCGATCCGACTACGGTCGGATATCACCTCTCGGCGCTCTATTCGCCGATTGGCTGGCTGAGCTGGGAGCGGATCGTGCGGGCATGGGACGCGGCACAGGGGTCGGACGAGGCGATCAAGGCGTTCCGCAACACGATCCTCGGCGAGACTTGGGTCGAGACCGGGGAAGCGCCCGACTGGCAGCGGCTCTACGACCGGCGCGAGCGCTGGACATCCGGCACGGTGCCCGCGGGAGGGCTGTTCCTGACCGCCGGGGCGGATGTGCAGAAGGACCGGATCGAGGTCGATGTCTGGGCATGGGGGCGTGGGCTCGAAAGCTGGCTCGTCGATCATGTCGTGATCGAGGGCGGGCCGGATCGGCATGACGCCTGGTCGGAACTGACCGCGTTGCTCGACCGGTCCTGGCCCCACGAACGGGGCGCGCATCTGCGGATCGCGCGGCTCGCCATCGACACGGGCTACGAGGCCCCGGCGGTCTATTCCTGGTCGCGGGCGCAGGGCTTCGCGCAGGTGTCGCCGGTGAAGGGTGTCGAGGGGTTCAACCGCTCGAGCCCGGTGTCGGGGCCGACCTTCGTCGACGCGACCGAGGGCGGCAAGCGGCTACGGCGCGGCGCGCGGCTCTGGACCGTCGCGGTCTCGACCTTCAAGGCCGAAACCTACCGATTCCTTCGGTTGGCCCGTCCGACAGAGGAGGACATGGCCGAGGGGGCGGCATTCCCGCCCGGCTCGGTGCATCTGCCGCACTGGGTCGAGAACGAATGGCTGAAGCAGTTCGTCGCCGAGCAACTGGTGACGGTCCGCACCAAGCGCGGCTTCGCCCGGCTGGAATGGCAGAAGCTCCGCGAACGCAACGAGGCGCTGGACTGCAGGGTCTACGCCCGCGCCGCCGCCTGGATCGCGGGCGCGGACCGCTGGCCCGACGAGAAATGGCGCGACCTCGAGGATCAGCTCGGGGCGGCCCCCACCGACAACGATCCCGCCGGACAGATCAACCGGCCGGGACAGGCCCCGCAGGGCAAGCGCCGTTCCGACTGGCTCGGGCGGCGCGGAGGATGGTTCTGAACATGACGGACTGGACGGAAACCGAGCTCTCGGCGCTGCGCCGGGCCTATGCCAGTGGCACGACACGGGTCAGCTATGACGGCAAGTCGGTGGATTACGGTTCGGCCGAGGATCTGCTCGCCCGCATCCGCACCATCGAGCGCGCCATCGCGGGCGTTGGTCGGCCCTTGCCGGTGGCCGGGCTGGCTGGCTTCTCGCGCGGGGATCGGTGATGTCGGCGAACTGGTTCGACCACGCCATCGCCACGATGGCGCCGCGCATGGCCGCGCGCCGCGTGATGGCTCGCCAGGCTTTCGAGACCCTGACGCGGGGCTATGACGGGGCCGCGCGCGGTCGGCGGACGGAGGGCTGGCGCGCGCCCGGATCCTCGGCCGACACCGAGATCGGCGTCGCCGGGGCTCTGCTGCGCGACAGGATGCGCGATCTGGTGCGCAACAACCCGCATGCGGCCAAGGCCGTGGCGGTGCTGGTGAACAACATCATCGGCGCAGGTATCATGCCGCGCGCCGCCAGCGGCGACGACACGCTCGACCGGAAGGTCGACGCGCTGTTCGAGCGCTGGACGGCGGAGTGCGACGCCGACGGCCAGCTCGATTTCTACGGGCTGCAGACACTGATCTGCCGCGAGATGGTCGAGGCAGGCGAGGTGCTGGTGCGCCGCAGGTTGCGCCGCGCAAGCGACGGTCTGCCGGTGCCGCTGCAATTGCAGGTGCTGGAGGCCGACTTCCTCGACGCGACGAAGTCTGGCGTCCTCGGCGCGGGTCGCCTCGTGCAGGGGATCGAGTTCGACCCGGTCGGCAAGCGCCGGGCCTACTGGCTGCACGCCGAGCACCCGGGCGACGCCTATGGGGCCTTGCAGAACGGGTTGCAGAGCCGCCCGGTCCCGGCGACCGAGATCGCCCATGTCTATGAGAAGCAGCGCACGCAGGCCCGCGGCGTTCCCTGGGGCGCGCCGGTGATCCGCAGCTTGCGCGATCTCGACGACTATGAGGTAGCCGAACTGGTCCGCAAGAAGACAGAGGCCTGCGTCACCGCCATCGTCTTCGGCGACGACGAGGCGCAACAGGGCATCGCACCTTCGGTGGTCGATGCCGACGGCAACCGGGTCGAGCAGTTCGAGCCGGGGCTGATCGCCTATGCCCGCGGCGGCAAGGACATCCGGTTCAACCAGCCCTCCGCAACCGGCGGCTACGGCGAATACAAGCGCGCCAGCCTGCACACGATCTCGGCGGGCTTCCGGGTGCCCTACGAGCTGCTGACCGGCGATCTCAGCCAGGTCAACTATTCCTCGATCCGGGCGGGGCTCGTCGAGTTCCGGCGCCAGATCGACGCTGTGCAGTGGCGGCTCTTCATTCCGATGTTCTGCGCGCCCGTCTGGCGGTGGTTCACGGAAGCGGCATGGGCTGCGGGGCAGATCCCGTCGCCGACCGTCCCGGTCGAATGGTCGCCGCCCAAGTTCGAGGCGGTCGATCCGCAGAAGGACGCGATGGCGAACCTGCTGTCGATCCGCTCCGGCACCATGACTCTGGCCGAGGTGATCGCGAAACAGGGCCGCAACCCGGACGCCGTGCTCGCCGAGATCGCCGCCACCAACGCCAAGCTCGATGCGCTGGGGCTGGTGCTCGACAGTGACCCCCGCCGTGTCACCAAGACCGGCAGCGCCCAGAGCAGCGATCCGGTGACCGATCCGGCCGCCGACGAACCAGACACCGACGACCCGGCCGCCGACGCGGATACAGACCCGGCGCAGGCCGACCAACAGGACTGATCCCATGGAAACGATGATCGAACTGCCGGCCATGCGCCGGTCGGCGGAGCTTGCGCCGAACACGGCCGACGCCGACAGCCGCACCGTCGAGGTGGTCTGGTCGGCCGGGGCACGCGTCCGCCGCGCGACCTTCTTCGGCGAGCCTTACGACGAGGAACTGAGCCTCGACCCCGCCCATGTGCGGCTCGATCGGCTGAACGCGGGCGCGCCCTTCCTGAAGATGCACGAGCTCGACACGCTCGACGCGGTGATCGGCTCGGTCGTGCCGGGCTCGGCGCGGATCGAGAACGGGCGCGGCATCGCGCTGGTGCGGATCAGCGAACGCGCCGATGTCGAGCCGATCTGGCGCGACATCCAGGCCGGGCACATCCGCGCTGTCTCCATCGGCTACCAGGTCCATCGCTTCGAGGTCTCGAAACCCGAGGCCGCGCGCGAACTCTGGCGGGCGGTCGACTGGACGCCCTTCGAGGTCTCCGCCGTCGCGGTCGGGGCCGACCCGGCCGCTGGCTTCCGCGCCCAGCATCCCCTTTACGACTGCGTCCTTCACCGCCGGGACGCCCCCACAGAGCAAGGAGCATCCCCGATGACGGACAAGACCCAGACCCCGGCGAGCGACGCCGCAACCCCCGCCACCACCCAGCCGGCTGAGCCGGTCGAAACCGAGGACACCACCATGACCGAGCCGAAAGCGGCTGCGCCCGAACCGAAGGTCGCCGCAGTCGAAACCCGCGCGCAGCCGAAGCTTCAGAAGACCGACGCCCCCAGCGCGCCCGATACTGAGGCGGTTGCCACCCGCGCCCGCGAGGCCGAACGCGACCGCGTCTCCACCATCTACGATCTGGCCGGACGGCTGAACCTCGAGCGCGGCTTCGCCGAGGATCTGGTGAAGCGCGGCGTCAGCGTCGACGAGTCCCGCCGCCTGATCCTCGATCAGGTCGCCGCGAAATCCGACGAGACCCGGACCTTCAGCCAGGTGTCGGTCCCGCTCGGCGGACGGGATGAGCACATCACGCGCCGCGACGCGGTGGCGAATGCGCTGCTGCACCGCTACAGCCCGACGCTGTTCCAGCTGGAGGACGCCGCGCGCCAGTATCGCGGCATGACGCTGCTGGAACTGGCCCGCGAGAGCCTCGGCAACGCCGGGGTCAACACGCGGGGCCTGTCGCGCGACGAGGTGGCGACCCGGGCCCTGCATTCCACCTCGGACTTCCCCGAGATCCTCTCGGCCGTCACCAACAAGACCCTCCGGCAGGCCTACGAGGCCTATCCCCGGACCTTCATGCTCTTCTGCCGCCAGGTGCTCGCCACCGACTTCAAGGCGATGCACCGGGTTCAGCTCGGCGAGGCGCCGCAACTGCTGGAGGTCGGCGAAAGCGGCGAGTTCAAGCGCGGGACGCTCGGCGAGAGCAAGGAGAGCTACAAGGTCAAGACCTATGGCAGGGTGGTCGCGATCACCCGCCAGACCCTGATCAACGACGATCTCGACGCCTTCACCCGGATCCCGGCGATGTACGGCAACTCCATCGCCCAGCTGGAGTCGGACGTGGTCTGGGGCGTCATCACCGCCAACCCGGCGATGGCCGACGGCAACGCGCTGTTCCACACCACCCACAAGAACCTCGCAGGCACCGGCGCGGCGCTGGCCGTCGAGGCGGTTGGCGCGGCCCGCGCGGCGATGGCCAAGCAGACCGGGCTCGACAAGAAGACGGTGCTGAACGTGCGGCCTGCCTTCCTGATCGTGCCCGCCTCGCTGGAACTGAAGGCCGAGCAGATGGTCGCCCAGAACCTCGTGCCCGCCGCGACCGCGAACGTGGTGCCGCAATCGATCCGGACGCTGGCACCGATCAGCGAGCCCCGTCTCGACGCCGCCAGCGAGACTGCATGGTATCTGGCGGCCAGCCCGAACCAGATCGACACCATCGAGTACGCCTATCTCGAGGGCCAGCAGGGCGCCTACATCGAGACCCGCAACGGCTTCGACGTCGACGGTGTCGAGATCAAGTGCCGCCTCGATTTCGGCGCCAAGGCCATCGACTGGCGCGGTCTCTACAAGAATCCGGGCGCATAACCTGCACCCCATGCTGAACCCTGACACGCGGGCGGTCCTCACGGGCCGCCCTTCGTCTTTCCATAAGGACCATCCCCATGAAAAACTACGTCCAGCCCGGCAACACCATCACCCTGACCTCGCCCTACGCCGTCGGCTCGGGCGATGGCCTGCTCGTCGGTTCCATCTTCGGCATCGCCGCCGGGGACGCCGCCATCGCCGAACCCGTCGAGACCGCGCTTGTCGGCGTGTTCGACATCACCAAGGTCGGCTCCCAGGCCTGGACCGTGGGCGCCAAGGTCTATTGGGACGACACCAACAAGCGCTGCACCACGGTGGCCACCGACAACACCCTCATCGGCGTGGCAGTCGAGGCGGTGGCGAGCGGCGCGGGCGACACCATCGGACGGGTGCGCCTGAACGCGACGTTCTGATGAGCGCCTTCGCCGCCGCGGTTGGCGCGCTCTTCGCCGATCCGAACATCGGCCGGGACGCGGTCTACATCGTCGACGGCGGCGCGCCCGTGCTGGTGCGCGCCGTCGCCCGGCGTGCCGACGCCGTCACCGACTTCGGCGATGCCCGGCTCTGGTCCGAAACCACGAGGATCGACCTGCGCGTCGCCGAGGTGGCGAACCCGCGCCCGGGCGACAGGATCGAGATTGATGGCGACGCCTTCCTCATTCAGGGCGAGCCCGTCCGCGACCGCCAGCGGCTGGTCTGGACCGTCGATCTGAGGCCTGCGTGAAACTGAAGCTCGACATCGATCCCGACATCGTCGCGATGATGGCGGCCGAGGTCGCGGCGGGCGAGCGCGCCGTCACCGCAGCCATGCGCGAGGCCGGGACAGGGCTGAAGTCGGCATGGCGGTTGCAGATCACCGGCGCGGGGCTCGGGCCCCGGCTCGCCAACTCGATCCGCAGCCAGAACTTCCCGAGGTCGGGCGAGAGCCTGGACGCGGCAGCACTGGTCTGGTCGAAGGCGCCGGTCATCGTGGGCGCACACGACACCGGGCCGCTGATCCGCTCGAAGAACGGGTTCTGGCTGGCGATTCCGCTCCCCGCCGCTGGCAAGTCCCTGCGCGGTGGCAGGATCACCCCCGGCGAATGGGAACGGCGACGCGGGCTGCGCCTGCGCTTCGTCTATCGCCGCCGCGGGCCAAGCCTGCTGGTGGCCGAGGGGCGGCTGAATACAAAAGGTCGCGCGGTAGCGAGCAGGTCCAAAACCGGGCGCGGCGTGGCGACTGTACCGATCTTCCTGCTGGTGCCACAGGTCAAGCTGGGGAAACGGCTCGATCTGGCGCGCGATGCAGAGCGGGCAGTGGATGGCGTGCCGGGGCTGATCGTGGCGAAGTGGGTGGAGGGAAAGCTGTCATGAGTTCCGTTGTAGCGGCCCAGACCGGGCCTTCGTGGATGGCGCAGCTAACGGCAGAAGTGAGCCCTCTCGACCGAATTTCTGCAATGCGGCTAAAGTGTGCTATCATGGTAGAGGCAAAAACCTTCAACAACTGCTTGAGTTTTGAACGGGGTTTGTGGCAGTGTCAAACGAGGTATTTTGCAGGCGTGCCAAAAAGGAGGGTTTTTGGAGTGCGCTAGGATCTGGTTTACGGACGCAAATTCCGGTCGACGACCTCATGCCGTGGAACTTTGACAAGCAAGCCTGACACCGCTTAACTACCAATAAATATTCTTTACTGCAATTATGACATCATTGAAGACGGGGTAAGACATGAGTATTCGCAAGTTACTGGGTAGAGCCGCCATTGTTGGCGCTGGCATTGCCGCTGTTTCTATTGCCAAACAGGTTAAAGCAAAGAGCGACCGAGGGCTGGTCGATCACATGATGTCCGACCGCGCCGCCCGTATGACACAGGAAGAACTCGACCTTCTAGAAAGCTATATGTCAGATCCCGCTGTCGTCGAAGCCTTCAACAGGCTTCAAGGCGAACGATGGGATGGTCAGGTGGAGCGGATGAATCTGCCGTATGAGGAAGCTATCACTGCAATCGATGCAGCGCAGACGCGCGACTCGTCCCGCAAGTACACTGTCGCAGAGACCAAGGCGAGGCAGGCGATGGCGATCCTATACGAGGCCATGTCGCGCGGCGCTGAAGCGCGGGTCACGACTCAGAAGCTACTAATCGACGCCGGTCTGTTTGAGCATTTCGCCGATGCTGATCATCCGATGCGCCTGCTTGTGACCTTTCTTGATGAAAGCGCTGGTATCGATCCTCAGACATGGTGGAAATGGCTCGACGACAGGGCTTCTCGGGGCCATCAAGACTTCATATCCTTGATGAAAAAGGTATTTGATGAGCGGGACTATCAAGCAAAGCTTGCTCTACTGCGCAACGAGGGTCTCGATAGGGACTGACCCTGTGCCATCAGCTAATTTCACGCGTTAGCAAGTTTGCTGGCCGAAGACATCGACACGACCATCCCGGCAGGGCGACTAGATCCGACTATTTAACATCCATCGCCCAGTTCAAGCGTGAGCAGATTTTCAGAGCTGGCGAGATAATTGCGCCGTTCGACTCATTGGATCGTACTTAAAGCCACGGAGAACGCCATGTCAGAGAAACGCTGGCTCAGTTCGAAGGGTGGGATAAAAAACCGCTGGTGATTGGGACATTGGCGTACCTTTCCTTTGCATGCTGCGCCAGCCAATAGCGTTCAAAAACCACCGTTTTTGAACGGCCTCCCCGAAGCTGACATTGGTGCACTTGCAGCGAAAGCTTACTTTGTCCGCAGAGCAGACCCTGGTGCTTGATGCATCGAAGGTCCGCAATCCGTCACCTCGTCTCGAATGCTGCATTCGCGCTTTCACCCTGATCCGGTCTCGAAGCTGCTGCTGCGCTGACGAACAACAGATTGAGCAAACATGCCCACCACCCGCGAAACCGTCCTCGCCGCCCTGCTGGCGCGGCTGCAGCCTCTTGCCGCCCTCACCTTGCGTGACGAGGTGCTGCCCGAGCGTATCCCTGCGGCGGGGCTGATCATCCTGCGCGACGGCCAGCCGGGCGAACCGGAGGTGACGCTGTCACCGCTTCGCTTCCATTACCAGCACCAGGCCGAGCTCGAGGTGGTCGTCCAGGCCCCTAATGGCCGCGCAACGGCATTCGACAGCCTGATCGCCTCCATCGGCGCGGCATTGGAAGCAGATCGTACATTGGGCGGGTTATGCGACTGGGTTGAACCAGAAGCCCCGGCCTCGGTCGATCTGCCTGTAGAGGGCGCGGCGGCCCTGAAGGCGGCGGTGATCACGATCAACCTGCATTACACCACCACCGGCCCGCTGGCCTGACACCCCACCATAAAGGAGACCCCCATGGCACGTGCGCAAGGCGCGCGGGCGCAGATGGCGCTTGCGTATGAGACAGTTTACGGCACTCCGCCGGTCAGTGGGTTCACGAAGATGCCCTTCGCCAGCACTTCGCTGGGATCGGAACAGCCTCTCCTGAACAGCGAATTGCTTGGGTATGGCCGCGACCCTCTCGCCCCGATCAAGGACGCGGTGACGGCCGATGGCGATGTAATGGTGCCGATCGACGCCGAGGCCTTCGGGTTCTGGCTGAAGGCGGGTTTTGGCGATTCGACCACGACCGGAACCGGCCCCTGGACTCATGAATTTCAGTCGGGGTCCTGGACGCTGCCCAGCATGTCCATCGAGACCGGCATGCCCGAGGTGCCACGCTATGCGATGTATTCGGGCTGCGTACTCGACCAGATCAATTGGCAGATGCAGCGTTCAGGGCTGCTGACCGCGACGGCGCGGCTGGTCGCACAGGGCGAGACGGTCGGGACCACGACCAGCGCAGGCACGCCCGCCGAGCTTGAATTGCAGCGCTTCGGCCATTTCAACGGGGCGATCACCCGCAATGGCACCGCTCTCGGCAATGTCGTTTCAGCCGACATTACCTATGCCAACAACCTCGACCGAATCGAAACCATCCGCTCGGACGGCCGCATCGACGGCGCGGACCCTTCCATTGCGGCTCTGACCGGCTCCATAGAGGTGCGGTTCGCCGATCAGACACTGGTGACACAGGCGATCAATGGCGATCCTTGTGAGCTTGAGTTTGCCTATGTGCTGCCGTCTGGTGAAAGCTTCACCTTCACCGTGCACGCCGTCTATCTGCCGCGCCCCCGGATCGAGATTTCTGGACCGCAGGGCGTGCAGGCGACCTTCGACTGGCAGGCTGCCCGCGACAGCACCGTCGGCCGGATGTGCACCGCCACCCTCGTGAATGATGTGGAGATTTACTGATGCTGACGCTCGATCTGACGAATGCACCCCGCTGGCACGACCTTGCACCCGGCGTGCGGGTGCAACTCCGCCCGCTGACGACGGCCATTATGGTCGCGACGCGCAGCGATCCGGTTGTCGAAAGCCTGCCAGAGGAGGCCAGCGACGAGGAACGCGCCGTTGCCTTCGCCAAGGCGCTGGCGCGCCGGGCAGTTCTCACTTGGGAGGGCATTGGCGACGCCGATGGCAACGTGATCGTCCCCAGCCCCGAGGCTATCGACGCGCT